ACCCTATCCGAATTTATAGGGTAGCTATTTTCAGAAATAGGGTAGCTATTACTTTCTATAGGGTAGCCATTTTCAGAAATAGGGTAGCTATTGTTTTCGGTAGGGTAGCTATTTTCTTCTATAGCCTTTTCTTTCTCTCCCCAGCGCTTTGCGCTTCCCATTCTTCCATACTCTGCTTGCTTCTCGCACTTAGCCCGATAAGCCTCTGTATTCTCTTCTATTTGCCCCTTGATAAGGTTAAACATGGCAAGGACTAGCGGATTTTCTAGGTCTACCTTTTCCCCTTTTACAAAAGCACAAACTGCCTTTATAAGGTCTCCAGCTTCTTGGCTTGGCATGGTTTCAAATAATGCCATCCATGAATCCATGAACAAAAAGCTTTTCTTTTCCTTTCCCATTTATTCCTCCCTATTCCTTCTTGCCTTCTCCTTTATGCAGTGCAATGTAATAATTTCATCCACACTTAGCTTCAGCCGTTTTCCTAGCCCCGCCTTCCAGCGGTTAAACTCATACTCCAGTTTCTTCTTGCTTATGAAGTCGTACTCCTTTAATTCGTCTTTGTATTCCTCAAAGAAATCATTCATTTTCTACTATCTCAACCTCGATTCTTGGCTTCAGTTTGTCGATATGGAAATCTTCTCGAAACCCCTTTATCTCCGCGGATCCGTCATTCCGCAAGACGTCCGCTTCTTGCAAGGCATCAAAGATAAACTTCTTGGCCGCACAGATATTATCCGGGTCTCTCATGCCGTTCTTTTCGTACCAATCAAGCTTGATTGTTACCGGATAATTTCTTACTCCCTTTAGTCGGTAGAACCTAATTGCCTTTATAACAATATCTTGCTGTTTCCGCTTCTCCTTTGCCCCTATGTAAGGGCTCTTTCTATTGGCGGCGATTATCTCATTCATGCCGTCCAGTCGCCCGGGAATTGTGAATTTATGCACTTTCATTCCTTTTATTTACCTCCTCAATTATTGCCTTCAGATGTTCGTCTGTCGGTCTTTCAAGCCCCAGCTCCGCCATGTCCTCAATCACTCCGTTAAGCAGTACGGAAAATTCCTTGCTGTCGTATGTACTGGATCCGAAGTAGCAAAGGACTTCCAGATACTTACATTGTTCCCCTGTCTCGGGGTTCTTCTCCATAGTCTCGCCGACTATCTTTGTTTCCCGCCAAACCTTCTGAAGGCTTGTATAAGCCGTTTCTATGATTTTGATGTAGGTGTATTTGCCGTATTTCTTTAGGCTATACAGGTACATGTCCCACGCAGTCATGCCTAAGACTGCGGCCATGTCGCCAAGGCACTTCCAAAGGAAGGCATTGGCATCTAAGCTGCGTTTCTTCCTGTACCGGGAAAGACTTATGGTTAAGTCCTTCCCCTTCAGCTTTTCTATATCCTCGAGGTTCCCATTTGTTTCCAGCTCCAGCCTTACCCTTCTTTCCGGGAATGTGCTTGATAGGCTTTTTATCTCCCCTCGTAGTTCCATGGCTTACGCCCCTTTCTGTATCTCTGTAATGCCGCCCCACTGCTTCACAAGAACTTTCCACTTCTTGCTAAAATCCGTGTACTGGGCGTTTGTCATCTGCTCCAATCTTTCAAGGTGGTAGTAAGCCAGCAAGTTATCTTCTGCGAATTTGTAGGCGAAGAACATTTTCTTCAGCTGGATAATTTTTTCATTGCTTATTGCTTCCAGTGCCTTCTTTGCCGCTTCTTCCTTCTCCTTCTGGATCCGTGCTTTCTCTGCTTCAATTTCTTCCGGTGTCTTTACCGGGGCTTGTTTCTGCTGGCTCTGAGCATTCACCTGTTCATTCTTTGCCGGCGCATTACTGTTCTGTTTCTTAGTTCCGTAAGTGTAGACTACACACTTTCTTGTATCGTTTTGAATTTCAAGCTGTACAATCTTCCCACCATCTATCGTGATGGAACGGACGGAAAATTTGTCGTATGTTGTATTTTTCCCCTTGTCGTCTTTTTTAATCGTTACCAGTTCTTTGGGAATCCATATAAGCGGAGCCGTGTATAACTCCCTACCGATTCCCAGATTGAAGCACGCTCTTTTGAAGGAATCTGAAGCTTGCCCCTTCTCCTTCTCTGCGTTGGATTCCTTCCCAACGTCTTGCTTATGAACCCATTCCCCTGTATCTGGATTCCTTATGCTGACTGTGCAATAAAGATTCCCGTCTATAAGCTGGTGACTTCTCTGCCAGCCGAATATCCCAAATGTTTCGTCTAGGATATTCTGGTCTACTCTTGCGTCCTTGTAGAGGAGCAAGGACACGCCGTTTTCCTTACAAGTTGACACTCTGCAATCTATTTCTTCGCTCGTTAATGGTCTAAACATTTTCGCTACCTCCTATTATTTGATTCTCAGCTTCTCGTCTTGCTCTAAATGAGCAAAGTCGAATTTCTCGCCCGCTTTCAGTTCCGCTTTAATCTTTTCCTTGTCTGCTACTGGATCCTGGAATATATAAAACTCCAGTGGGATATCCTCTATCCCTTTATCTAGCACCAATTTCGGCGGATTCTTCTGAATGCCGAAACTGAATAAATCCGTTTTGAATTTCTTCTTCCCGGTAGCAATCATTGCCGCTTCAAGATTCCCCTTGATTCTGGCAATGTTTGTGCCGATTGCTTTTTTCCGATCCGTCAGCCTTTTAATCTCCCTGTCCAATCCGTCTTCTCTGTTTTCTAACTCGGCTATTACTTTGGCGTAGCCGTCCGCCTTTATCTCCAGTTCTCCTTCGATACCTTCCAAGGTGTCCCGGAAAACTTCCTCGTCTAATTCCTCAGCCATATCTAACAGCTTCAGAAAATCACCTGTAATCTCATATAGTGTTGCCATTTATCGCCCTCCATGGTATTCTTTTAATTGTCTATATGTTTTCGCCTTGCCCCTTAGTTGCGCCAACAACTAGGGGCATTTTTTTAGTCCAATATTTCCCACTCGTAATCCTCCACGCTTTTAGATTCTCCAAACTTCCTCCTGATCCACTTTCCGGCTTTTTCCGTAGCTTCTTCCAAGTCGTTAGCCTCTACCTTTAAGGCAAGCTCTACTCTGATTATTAAGTCGTGTACTTCCATGATGTCTAATTCCTTTCTACAAGCCTAAGTACCTGTAACAAAATCACTATTGCCGCTATCGAGTCCACCATAACAAGGCACATCGTTACATCATTTGGTGGAGGACTGTCTAAACAGCAGACGGCGAACATGGCCACTACTGCCAGAATCCCTATAACTAGTCTTATTGTCTTAGCCAGCAATCTCCGCCGCCGACTTATCCGTCTCCGTCTCATCACTCCCCCTTTTTGTGTAGAAAAGATTTAAAATCTTCTCGCTAGTGCAACCAATCAACTTCCAGATTTTCATTACCTCAAGAAGCGTAATCTCCACCTTCTCGACCTTCTCCCGGAGCGTGGATTCTTCCATTTCCAATTCCCCGCATACCCGGTAAACAGGAACACCATTTCTCTTTAAAAACCCTGTAAACCGCTCCCATTCAGTAAGCGTATTTCTCATTTGTACCCCCTCGATGCTTCCAGCCTCTCATCTTCTGTGAACCCTAGGACGAAGAATATCCCAATCAGTTCTTCCCAAGTGAAGTTTCCCTTCATTCGCTTGTTGTAAAGCCCCCGCTCCGTAAGCCCTACGGATTCGGCTAGATCCTTTAGTGTCAAATCCTTTTCCACCAGATGCCGCCGGATGGCTTTATCTAACCTTTTATTTTTGTATGTCTTATCAAGCTTTATTAGCGGCATTTACTACTTCCTCCTTTCTGCATTCCTTATTCTTCATAAATGCCATTCCCTCTGTTAGATAAAGAAGCTTTGCTTTCTCCAGTTCCGTAAGCTTCGGAAACATTTCTTTCATGTTGCCGATAATTTGTTTTTCAATCTTCTTCAATCAATCACCCCCCTTACTCATAACTTGTGATTTCTGTTTTCAGAACGTCATAGTCGTTTATTGCACTGTCGTTTGTGTACTTGGCGGAAAGCCAGTCATAAGCCAGCTTCTTGGCTTCTTCCTCGTCTCTCGCCTCTACTTGAACGTCCAGCTCAAGGGTTATTGTTATCGGATATTCTCTGTAGATTTCTTTTACCTCTGGAGGCTCAAGTGGAAGTTCTCTTAAATCGCTCATGTTGTTATCTCCTGTTTACTTAAACTTGATTTTGTATTGTGTAACTTGGTTACATCATAAAGTAACAAAATAATTTTGTCAACACTTTTTTGTAACTTAGTTACGCTTTTTATTGACTTTTTTTTTACTTCCCTATATATTGATTTCAGAAAGTGAGGTAATGTAAATGAAAGAGAGAATGAGGGAATTAAGGAAGGCTCTGGGATTCACTCAACAGGAATTTGCTGATAAATTGAATATTCAAAGAGGAAGCATTGCTGGATACGAAGTCGGAAGAATTTCCCCAGGTAATTCCACAATCGCCCTCATTTGCCGGGAATTTAATGTTTCCGAGGAATGGCTAAGAAATGGCACTGGAGAAATGTTTATACCCATGTCATTAGACGAGGAAATAGCTTCTTTTATTGGAGATATTCAAAGCGATATAGAAGAGAATTTTAAAAAGAGATTTATTTCTGCCCTGTCCAAGCTGGACGAGGACGAATGGATTTTTATCGAGAAATTCATGGAAAGCGTTCTGGAGGGACGGAAGAAATAGAACCATACGCCAACGGCATAATGCCATTGGCTTTTTATAAAGGGGGGAAATATGAAAGCTTTATTTTTGATTCTGGAAACTTTGCTTTGGACAGGCGGTTGTTTCTTTCTGCCAGCGCTTTGTATTAAGGCAGTGTGCAAGGTAACTCAAAAGGCACTCAAAAAGGGAAGCATGAGCGGGTGCAGTTTGCTGATAATGGCATTGATATATGCAGCAATAACTCTCAGAAGTGCTTTTACCGTTTTTGACGACATGGGATTATGGGTTATTCCATTCTGGATTTTCTGGATGATTGTAGATCTGTTTTTCTTCTGCTTTGTCTGGAATACATAACGCAAGGAGGACTATGGATAACGCAAAGAGAAGAGCCTTAGTCGGCTTATTACAAGAATTGCTTTATGAAACAAGGGAATGTAAGCATGAAGCAACGGAGCAAGAATCTATTAGGCTACTGGAGGCAAAAGAGCATACGCTGGAGCTTGCCATAGACATAGCGAAGCCGATAGAAGTAATGCCAAGGCATGACCGGGAATTGCAAGATTGCTTTGAACCGCAAATAGGCGAACGCTGGGGAAGATTCGCAATCAAAAAAGACTAGGGGATTACCCTAGTCTTAAAATTGCCTTGATATACAGCAGAACCAGCCTTAGCTCCCTCTTGTTGGCCTTATCAAGGTACTTTAGTATTGCTGTTTTGTCGTCCATGATGTTTTCTCCAAATGCACAACTAAAGTAGCGATACAATTATAATACAGAACAAATGTTCTGATTTCAAGCATTAAGGTTTATAAAATTTTCTTATAACCGATATTCAGAGAGGCGAAAACTATGAGTATTGAAAAATTGAAAAGCGGGCACTATCGCATTAGGTGTTCCGTTGGCGGAAAGCGCATTTCTATCACTACGGACAGGAAGCCAAGTAAAGCGGAAGAGGCTATTCTTATACAAGAATACATCCAGTCCTTAAAGGAGAATGGAGAAGAGGCAAAGGACAAAGCCGATAGATCCTTTCTCTATTTTGCGGAGGAATATATAGCCTCAAAGAAAAATGTACTATCTGCTTCCACCATCCGAGGATATAACACGGATTTAAAAGGGATTCCAGAATCCTTTAAGAACCTACGATTCTATTCCATAGAACAGCACGATATAACAAAGGTAGTGAATGAGATGGTAGGAAAGGTAAAGCCCAAAACCATTTATAACCGCCACGGACTAATAACTGCGGTAATGAAAGAATTTAGACCGGCACTGGTAATCAGAACCAAGCTTCCAAGGAAGGAGCAGAAGGATATCTATACTCCGTCAGAAGAAGAGGTAAAGGCATTATTTAACTATGTCGAAACAACCCCCTGGGCGAAGAGGTATTATATCCCTCTGAGCCTTGCCATCATGGGATTGCGGCGCTCTGAAATCAGCGCATTAACACTTTCGGATTTATCAGACGAAAACACTATAACAATCAATAAAGCAAAGGTAATAAACAGCGACAAAGAATGGATAATTCAGAACTACACAAAGACGGAGCGGAGCAATAGAGAAATCCCTATCCCGGATAAACTTGCGGAAAAGATAAGGGAACAGGGATATATATACGAGGGAAAGCCTAATAGCATTTACTGCGCTATTGACAAAATCCAGAAGGAGCTTAAACTGCCACACTTTGGAATCCATAGACTACGTTCCTATTTTGCCAGCAAAGCCCACGCTTTAGGAATGCCGGATTCCGTTATTCTGTCTTTAGGTGGCTGGGCGAGTGATTATGTTATGAAATCCGTTTACAGAAAAGCATTGAAAGAAGATATAAAAGAAGGAACACAAGCCTATATCCAGCACATGGATTCACTGGGTAATAAAACGGACTCTAAGTAATTATTTCGTGGGCATTTCGTGGGCAATCCGATATGAAAAGCCGTTCTTTTCAGCGGAACATTTGTTCTTTAACAAAGCCAAAAAAACAAGTAAAAAGCCTAGGATTTTAGCCACAAACGGCTATTTTCCTAGGCTTTCATTTTTAAGCGCGAGACGGGAATCGAACCC